CTATCCTAACACCAAATATTGCCAACCGATTTTCTTGATATAGGGATCGTAGAATTCATCGTAAGGCGTATATTCTACGCTGATATTTCTGAATCCCAGCGATGCGAACTCTTTGCGCCAATAGGCAGAAAGCTGGGGGTCGCTAAAATGCCACTCGACCCTTCTCCCTCCCGATGAGCGGCTCTGACGATATGCTTGCCCTCGTATATCCTCGTACTCATCAAGTGTGCGAATTTCGGCTTCTGGCAGGTGAATGTACCAGGGCGTACCTAACTTCGCTTCAAGCAAAGTGCCATCGCTTTCCCGACATCCATCATAAGCAACACCGTTTAGGAAGATGGCATAGCCGGGCGGCTGACCTCCGATTTGGGACTGGTAACTGAGTTGCTCGAATGTCCGCCCCTTCGAACTCGGCTCGAAGCTTGGGTCCGGGCAACTTCGGGGTTGATTGTCGTTCGCCGTCTGAACATCGGTCCCGGCATTATCATTTGCCGTTGGGGTCGCCCCAGATTGGGGGACATCCGGCGCCGGATAAATGATCTCCGGGTCTTCCTTCTTAGGCGTCTGCGGGTTTAGGGGACCACCGGGAAATAGGGGCGGGAATATTGGAAATGGTACTGCCCCCTGAATAGGAACAATGTTTGGATTTTGTCGCTGAACACCTAGCCCGTGGCCGACCAAATGACGTGCCGGCGTGTGCGTCGTCGGCCCGACGGTTGCCGTTTGTGAGCTTGCGTTGCCATTCGTCCAGCGGCCATGCCAATCGCGCGGTTGGATGTCGTCGTATTTAAATGTTTTTACCGCCGACAGCTTGCACAAGCGCTCCATGCCATCGGGTTCGATCTGCGGCAAACGAAGCATCAGAGCCATGATCGAAGCATGGGAAAAGTCGCCCTTATCCAAGGCGCTTGCAATGGCGGCAAGCCCTGAGATTCGGGAGTGCGCATCTATCCCGCTTTCAACGCCATAGGCGGCATCGAATATTTTCTTTAGCTCGTCTACGGGGCGCGGCGTAGGGCCCGATTTCAATCTGGTCAGCAGCGGAATTCCACCAAGCGTTATTTCGCTACCGTCGCAGAAAAGGCCAGGCTCACAGCGCTTCGAAGCTAGAGAAAATATCTGAATAGGTTGCATAATCACCCGCCCTTCTCTGCCTGTCACGGCTCCGCCAGATTGTAAAAACCGTGCCGCCCGATCTCGATCAGCGGCAGCCGGAAATGGCCCCAGCTATAGGGCCAGGGTGCGGCGGCCAGCTTGTAGGCGGTGGCGCCGAAGGTCGGGTCGGGGATCTTTCCGGCGATGGTGTCGGCGGCGATGCGTTTGGCCAAGCGGAAGTCGGGGTCGGCGTCGCCGACCGTCAGCAGCTTGGCGCGGTTGGGGTTGGCCGGTTTCCATGCGGCGAACTGGCCGCGGGCGCGGCAGACGCCGATCCAATCGCTGCCCCACCAATGCCGGCCGCCGAGGCGCGTGCTGAGTTCGAGCCGGTTGCGGATCACGGCGGCGACGGCGGTCATGCCGGCCTCGCCCTCGCCGCGCGCCTCGGCCCAGATGGTGCGGGCGACGGTGTCGATGGCGAGATCGGCCTGGTTCATGCCGATTTCGATGGCGGTCGCGGCGATCATCACACGCCCCGCTTGGGACGGAAGATGCGCCACACGCCGATCAGCCCGACCACCGCGCCGCAGACCGAGGCGACGGCGCCCGCCACCATGTTCACGGTCGAGAGAAGCTGAGCCCAGAAGGGCGTCGCCAGCAGCACGGCGCCGGCCGCGGTCTGAATATAGGCAGCGCCTTCCGCGCCGCCCGTAAGCGTCGGATCGGACATGATTTCCTCTTCGGATGTTGGAAAAGACTGCCGCCTTCAGGCGGCGGAGCGGCTTTACGTCCCGGCCGGATAGGCGGGCTGGGCCGGCAGGGGGTTTGTCGCGTCGCCGCCCGGCGCGGCGGTAATGGCGCGCAGCGCGGCGCGATAGGCGGCCCAGTCGGCGGGCACGGCGATGCCGTTTTCGATGCAGCGCAGGATGGTGACGTCGCTGCGGTCGAGCGCGGCCCTGGCGGCCGTCTGGCAGGCCCGCCAAGCGGCATCCGGCATCGTGGTTGGCGGCGTCTGGCTGACCGCCCCGCCCTCGGGCGCGGCGGGAAGATGCCCATCCGGCGCGCTCACGATCGCGTTCAGCGACCCGTCGCCGTTGAGGACGTAGTATGTCGTCGTCATGTCACGCCCTCTGATAGGCCACCATGGTGGCAACCGAATCGACCAGAACCTGGCAGAGAAGGCTGGGGCTCAGGCTCTCGGCCTCCAGGATCAGGGTCTCGCTCGCGGGCAAGGTGAACTTCGCGTTGTAGAGCGTGTTGGTGAACGGCCCGAGATAGATCGTGCCGGACGTCGCCCCCCTGATGCGGTAATTCGCGGCGCTGGTCGCCGTGAGCAGGAACATCGTCAGCATCACGGTCGAGGTGTCGCCGATGGTCACAGCCTGCGACCAGAGCGGCGTATAGCTGCCGGCGGAGCACGACACGGTGCCCCCGTTCACCCATGAATAGGGAACGACCAGTGCGTTCTGCGCCAGGCCCTTCGTCTGGGTCTCCGACTCCACGAAGATGCTGTCGCCCGATGCGTCGTTGATCCACATGCCCCAGGCGCCCTGCAGGCGGCCGATTATCACCCGGTCATAGGTGCCGTCATTGACCCGGAACCAAGGGCCGTTCAGGTGGCCGAGGATCGTCTGCGCCTTGCCGTTGATCTCGATGAAGGGCTGCCCGGCGGCAGCGGCGGTCTGGAAGACCTGGCTGTCGATGAAGTTCGACGTCATGCGGTCGCCGGTGATCGTGCCGGCGGTGATGACGCTGCCGTCGATGCCGGCGGCCGTGATGTGGCTGGTGGTGATCGCGCCGTTCTCGATCAGCGTGCCGACCGCCTGGCGTTCGAGCCGCGCATGGGTGAACCACCAGGCGGTGCCGGTGCCGGCCGTGCCGTTTGCATGGACGCAGGGAAACACCCGCGCATAGCAGGCGCCGGACGGCGCGGTCGCGGTGTTGACGATGACCGCGCCGTCGCCGGCGGTGAAGACATTGCCGTCGTCGCCGGTGTCGCCCGGCGCGTAGCCGCCCGATGCGCGCGGGCCGTCCGCCCCCTGGAACGTACCGATCTGGGTCTTGGTGGCGTCGTACCAGACGATGAACAGCGTGCCGTTCTGGTTCACGCCCGACCCGGAGGCGTGCGCCGTACAGCTGGCGCGATAAGACAAGCCCTGCTTGACCGGGATATAGGTCGACAGCCCGCCGAAATTCTGGCTCGACCCCGACGGTATGTTCGAGGTGCTGACCTGCACGGCATTCAGCGCCCCCATGGTCGCGGCCGCGTTGGTTCCCGAGGCAGCCTGCAGGCTGGTGACGCCGCCGACAGGGTCGGTCAGGAACCAGTAGGCGCTGTCGGCGAACATGTCGTCGAGCACTAGGTTGGTCGTGTCGCCGATGAACAGCTTTTCGGCGGTCACCGCGTCCGAGGCGATCAATGGCGCGGTGATCGAGCCCGCCGAGATCGTATTCGTTGTGATCGACCCGGCGCTGAGATCGCCGCCGTCGACGGCGAGTTGCCAGCCGGGCAGCGTGTTGGAATAGCGATAGAGCCGCCCGTCGTGGCTCCACAGCAGGATCGAGCCGTTGAAGCTCAGCGCGTTGCCCGAACCCGGCAGCGACGCGCCGGTCCAGTAGGCCGGCAGACCATAGCCGCCGGCGATCTTGCCGATGTCGATGATGTTGTCGGCGAGATTGGCGCCGGCGATGGCGGCGGCGGCGATCTGGGAGCCGACAATCGTGCCGGTGAGGTCGCTTGAGGTGACCGCGTTGCTGGTCGCGGTGCCTGGCCCGAGGTAAGTGCTGTAGTTGCCGGATGTGTCCTGAGCCCGCACCCAGTAATAGCGCGTGTCGGAAAGCCCCAGGCCAGTGTCGATGAACTTTGTGCCGTTCACCTTTCCGATCAGCGTCGCGCTGCCCAGCACGTTGGAGGCCCCAGACCAGACCTCGTAGAACGAGACGTCGTTCTCGGCCGAGGCGGTCCACCTCACCGCGATCTGGCGATAGCCGCCGATGCAGGTCAGCCCGGTCGGCGCCGGCGGGGCCGTGGTCTTGGTGGCGCTGGTGATATTCAGCGCCTGGTCCCAGCCGGAATAGAACGGACCGCTGGTCCGCACCGCGCGCACCTGGACGTCATAGGCGGTGTTGGGAGCGAGCGGGCTGATGCGGAAGCTGGTCGTGTCCTTGCCGCCGCGCCAGCTGATCCACGGCCCGGGGCCGGTATGCAGCCGGTACTGCACCTCATACTGGTCGAACAGCGGATCCTGCGTCGCGGTCCAGGCGACGACGCCGAAGGAGATCCAGGTGCCGTCGCCCTGCTGCTCCGCCCCGACCGAAAAGCTGATCGCGGTCGGCGGAAACACGTAAACGCCGCTGCCGCCGGGCGTATAGCCATAGGGCGACAGGGTCGAGATATCCTGCAGCGCGCCGCCATAGATATTGAACGACGGGAACTTCAGATAGAGGGTCTTGCCGACATAGCTGACGGGCGTGATCGGCAGGTCGAATGATTTTACCGACTCGTCCAGCCGGCAGAACATCGAACCGGCGGCGTGGGCCGCGACAGTCGAACCGTAAACCCCGCGCCGCAGCGTCGTCAGGCTGTAGGCGTGGTTGCCGGTCAGGGTCGCGGTCTGGTAGGCGACCAGCTCCCCGTCGACATAGCAAAGCGTGCGAAAGGCGTTGAGATCGTCGGGTGTGCCCGACTGTACCGCGCGGCCGCTTTCGCCGAGATCGATCGCCAGCATGCGGGTGGTGTCGGGATCGCCGCCCGAGGCCAGATCGGCGGTCAGCGTGCCCATGCGCGACGGTGCGTTGATCCTGCCGATACGCTTATAGGTCGAGCCGTCGAGCGAGAGATGAACCTCGCAGCCGCCCCAGTTCGTCCCGCCGCACGCGCCGATCATGATCTGCGGCGCCGCGACCGAGCGGGCGGCCAGCATCACCGGCGGCGGCTCGAAGATCAGCGGCGCGTTCACGCTGCCCGGATCGACGTTATAGTCCAGCAGCGGCGGCGTGCCCGGCTCGAAATCGTAGAGCGGGGCGTGGCCGGTGCCGCCCAGATATTCCTCGGCCGTCACCTTGATGTTGCCGTTGTCGTCCTCCTCCAGCGACAGGATGCGCACCCATTGCCGGTCGAGGCCCAGCGCGCCGTCGGTGATGTCGACGATGTCCATCGGGTCGAGCAGGCAATACCGCCAGCCCAGGGTGAATGTGTAGACGTTGCGCACCGACTGGCGCTGCAGCTTCAGCGTCGCCGCCAGCTTCGCGGCGTTGGCGTCGCAGAAATGATGCATCTGCTCGGGCTGCTCGCCGCGCAGGCCATAGGCCTCGATCGCCGCCTGGTTCTTCGCTTCGACGATGTTGGCATTGTAGTCGTGCGCGCGGTCGAGAAATTCGAACCGGATCGCGTTCATCTGGTCGGACGGGCGCGCGCGGGTCAGCTGCACCGGATCCTGGCCGTCCCGATACAGGAAGTCGTCGTCGGTCAGGCTGAACAGCGGCGCCGAGGGCGCGCTATACGACGCGCCATTGGCCGACAGGTTCTGGTCGCCGTAGGGCACGATGGTGAGCTGCGTGCCGGTCCACACGAATTCCGCGTTGCAGCTCTGCACGATTGTATTGAGCTGGCTCGCTGCATCGGACTGGGTGTCGAACACCGGGGAGATCACCAGCCCGCTGGCGATGCAGTATTGGCTGAAATTGAGGAAGCCCAGATAAGAGATCCGCGCGGCCGGGAAACCGACGCCATAGCGGCTGTTGAACAATATGTCGGCGATCACCGCGCCGGGGTCGCAGTCGGGTGACGACAAGGTCACACCGGACGGAAACATGCCCGACAGCAGGCCCGTCACCTCATACGAGAGATTGGGCAGTTGCGCCGACGAGCCGAGGTCATATGCGGCGGCATAGACGTAAGCCGTGCTGGAATAGCCGAGCGCCTGGCTTGGATACTTCGTGGTCAGGTAGCCCCAGGGCGCTTGGCCGAGGCTGCCGCTCGCGAAGGTGAGGTTCGAGCTGACGAAGGCCTTCTTGGCCTTTGAGGCCCAGACATTATCAACCCCGCCCAGCGGGCCCTCGCCCAAGGCGAAGATGAAGGACGCCTTGTAGTCATAGGTCGTGGCGCCGTGGCTGCTGTCACCGCCTTTGCCGCCGTTGCCGTCGGCGGACTGGACCGCGATCGCCTGGAAATCGCCGTACCAGATCAGGTTGCCGGTCAGCCGCGCCCGGCCATAGATGACCGGCACCACCCCGCCATAGCAGGAACTTTGGATATCGACGCCGGATGCGACGGTCTGGGTCTGTGCCTGGGTTTGACTGCTGCCGAACATCTCAGCTCCCCGCTTTGCGTGATCCAGGCGGCGTGGCCGCGGGCCACAAGGTGAAGAAGCGGCGCGGCCGGTCGGCCAGGCGCCCGCCGTCGCCGCGATCGAAAACGACGCCGACATGCAGCACGGCATGGATGATCGCCGGCCAGTCGACGACGATCGCGCCGTGCGCGAAGCAGCGGCCCCAGCGAAAGAGCACGAAATCGCCCGGGCCGGTCGGCGCCGGAACCTCGGCCGCATAGCACGTCACGACGGTCAGATACCGCTCGACGTCGCGGTGCAGGTGCCAGTCCGGTGGATAATGCTCGACCGAGACGGACGGGATCAGCCCGGCCGCGCGGTAGATGGCGGCCGGCAGCATTGCACAATCGACGCCGGCGCCTTTGACCTGGGCCGCATGGTGGTAGGGTGTGCCCAGCCATGAGCGCGCCTCGGCAATGACTTCGGCGCGAGACGCACGGACGCTTGCCGGAAGGGATGCCATGTCGTACCCCGGTGCGGACGGTCGAAGAGGAGGAAGAATCCCGATGACAGACCAGCCAGGCGTGAATCAGCCGCAGCTCAACCTGCCGGACCCCGGGCAGCCTGGACCCCAGCTCGTGCTGATGCTGGAGCCGGACCTCAAGGGGATGCATCTCAGGATCGGCCAGAACGGCAAGCTGATTGCCGGCATCGTCATGTCGGCCAACCATCTGGAAAGTCTGATCGAAAACATGATCCAGGTCCGCGCCAAGATGCTGCCGCCCCCTGTCGAGGCAGCGCCTGTCGAGCCTGCCCTCGTTGAGGCCGCGCCCGCCCAGGAGGTTTCAGCACCGCCAGTGCAGGTCGAACCGGCGCCCATCGAATTCTCCCCGGACGCCGCCCGCGAGATCAAAGGCACGCATTACGATTTCGGGCTCAGCGACAACGGCCAGCAGCTCATCTTCTCGGTCCGCGACGAGGACCTCGGCTGGCTCTCCTTCCGCTTCGGCGCCCGCCTGCTGGAGCGGATGCTGCGGGTGGTCAACGCGGCGAAGAAGCCGAAATAGGTCTAAGCCGCCGTCTCCGGCACCGGCACATAGGGGTCGCCCTGGAAGTGCGACAGGTTGCCGAACTTGGCCGCGCACGTCGCCTGGGTCTTGTCGCAGCCGGGATAGATGTTCATCAGATCGCCGACCGCCGGGACCGCAGGGAGCGGCACCAGCAGGTCGATCGATCCCCCGGTCTGCCCCTTGATCGCAAAGGACTGGCCGTTCAGAGCGCCGCTGGTGAAGGTGAGAGTGCCCAGGCCGGCGAAGCCGTTCGGCTGGGCGTAGTTCGTCTGCAGGTTGGTGAGGGTCGAGCCCGGCGTCACCACGGCGATGCCCAGAAAGCTCGATTTCGACAACGTGCAGCCGGCATCGAACAGCGTGCGGGCGCAGCCGGGCTGGAACAGCCGCCAGGGCCATTGCAGGCTGAGCAGCTCCAGATGGGTGTTGGCCTTGATCGTCGCCTTGGTCCGGCCGGCATCGACCTCGACCACGCGGCCGTAGAAGATCGTGACCAGACCGGCGGAGGTGTCGCCGAAATTGGCCATGAAGGCGCGGTCCAGCTGGACCTCGGCCCCGTCCAGCACGCCGCCGCGCAGCCCCGAAAGCCAGGTAGGCCCACCCAGGAACATGGTGTCGGTGGGGCGCGGCGTGACCGCGATTTCCAGCTCGTCGACCTGCACGCCGACCTGGAACTTGACCTTGGACCGCTCGAAGAAGGGGCCGAAGCCAGCAAAGACGTTGCCCGTCGCCTGGTCCGTGATCGGCGCCTCGGCCGTCGTGTAGCGAAGGGTCGCGCCGCTCGCCAGGATGAAGTTATAGCAGTCGGCCATATGAAACTGGCCGGTTCCCAGAAGCGCGATCAGGTCGGATGAGGCGGCTTTCATCGTGCGTCCTTGGGGCTAGAAATTCTTCACGCTGATGAAATCCAGCTTCTTCTGTTCCCACAGCCGGTTCATGAATTTCGCGAAGTCGTACTGGTCGGCCAGGAAGCGCACCGGCCAGTAATAATTGATGTCGGCGGTCACGCCGACGCCGTGGCCGGGCGCGGCGTTGAGGACCACCATCCCCGGGGTCGCGGTGGAATAGCTCCAGTCGCTCGCGGTCAGCGCGACGCCGCCGACCTTGACCACCACGTCCGTCGCGCCGCCCTTGGGCGCCAGCAGCGGCTCGGTATAGCCGCCCAGGCTGCGCACCAGCTGGAAGCTCCTGTTCGTGCCGTCGCCCTGGCCCAGCGGCTGGGCCGTGACCGCATTGTCGTCCGTGTCTTCGAAAGCGAAGGCGTCGAACGACCCCTGCCGCGCCAGGAAAAAGCCGAGCAGGGTGCGGAACTCGTCGTTCGCGTCGTCGCGCAGGAAGTTGAACGACAGGGTCCAGCGCCAGCGCGGATACAGCATCAGCGCCGCCCGAGTCTCCATGCCCGATGCGGTTTCCTGGGTCAGCGTGCGGAAGATCGGCGTGCGCACGACCGGGTATTCCAGCCCGGTGAGGGCGGGAAAGACAGCGAGGCTCATGATGCCCCCGTAAGTGGTGGAAGGTCAGGCCAGCGCGGGGTCGAAGCTGCGATGGGCGCCGCGCAGCGCCCGGGCCAGCGTGCTCTTATTGTCCATGAGCAGCCGCTGGAAGCTCTGGGCGTCGACGGCATGGATATGGATGTCGCCGCCCGCCGGCCTGCCGCCCCCGGCGAGGCCGGCGCGCAGCGGCTCGGCGATGCTGGCCGGCAGCACCATCTCGCGCTCATGCAGCTGGGTGACCGGGTTGATGCCGGCGGGAATATCGAAGCCGCCGCGGGCCGAGAACACGTCGAACGCCATCACCGCGGCGAAGGCCGTCGCGGCCGCGGCGGGCGCCAGGATCGGGCCCACGATGGGGATGCCGGCGACCGCGCTATAGGCGCCCGATGCCGCCTTGTTGGCGTCGCCGAACACGCTGGCCGAGCCGGAGGCCGCCTGGGCGCTCTTGCCGGCGGCATCGGCCGCGGCAGCGGAGGCCGCGCGGGCGGCATCGCCGGCCTGGGAGGCCTCGGTCATCGTCAGTTCCGACGCGATCCAATTCTCCGCCCGCTTCACCGCCATGTTCACGAAGTCGGAGACGATCGAGCGGCTGATATTGGCCAATGCCTGCCGGAAATTCTCCTGACCGGTGATCATGCCGGTCAGCGATGAGGAGAAGGCGTTGCCGATCGGGGCCAGCATTTGCTGCCAGGCCTGCATCGATTCCCTTATCGCCGTCTGGTCGAGCTGCCTCAGCTTGGCGTTGTGCTGCAGCTCCAGCTGGTCGAGCTGGGCCTGGTATTGCTTTTGTGCGCCCAGCTTCTGGGCGTTGGCATCGTATTCCGCCTGGATATCGTCGCTCAGCTGCTTGAACTTCGCGTTCTCGATCGCCGCCTGCTGCTGGATTTCCTCGTCCGCCGAAATCCGGTTCAGCGTGCGCAGCTCCTGAACCTGGGCGGCCTGGGCCGCGAAGGCATCCTGGTCGGCCTTGCGCTTCGTGGCGCTGGTGTCGCTCGATCCCTCCACGTCCTGGAAGGTGAGAAGCTCGTCCAGCGCCTTTTTGCCGTTCACGTTCAGATCGGCCAGATTTCTCTTGAACCCCGCGATTGTCGCGCTGAAGTCGTCCAGCGCCCTATCCAGTCCGGTTTTCAGATCGTCAGTGGCGACGTTGAAGTTGATACCGATCGTGTTGTCGGCCATGGCGGCCTCCATAAAAAAAGCCTAATGGGCGGTCGGGTACCACAAGCCCGGACAGAATGCCGAGCCAGGCTAGGTCGTAGCGTAAAGCTTTTGCCGATCTAAAAAACGGACATCCAAGCCAGCGCACCTGGTTCGATTCGGCACGCTTTTCCAGGACTCGAGCCGATTATCCAATTTCGGCGTTTTCGCGACCTGCTGCCGGGTTTACAGTTTCTTCTCGAGCGCCGGAAAACCCGGAGCCGCAGGACCTCTTCGACGGTGGACTAATGCGCAATCAGACGGTGCTGCAGCCGCTGTGCCTGGCCTTGCTTACCGTGGGCCTTTACGGCTGTGCCCCGCCTCTGAAAAGCGTTACCACTTACCCGATTGAAGATGGGCACGGCGAGATCAAGCGGCTGATGGTCGTCGCCACGATCCCACAATTCAAAGCCAAGGGCGCATCCCACGGCATGCACGAAGGGGCTTTTGAAACTGCGTTCAGGAGCGCGCTCGACAATTGCGGGATCGATATCGATTTTCTCTTCGAAGAGCAGCTTTCCACCATCGCTGACGGCGCGGAAGCCGTTCGGACGTTTTCCCCCGACGCACTTCTCGCCCTCGACAAACATTATGACGAAGCCGAGCAACGCTATTCGGCCAACGTGATCGTTATGGCGACAAAGAAGATTGCCTGGAGGGCCGATATCGTTATGCGCAATGGCGCAGGGAGAGACGAGGCATTGGCTGCGACAATCGTCGATCGCCTGAAAAGCGACGCCGTCCTCGGGCCCTCCTGCCTAAAGCCCGACGCCCTGCAGCGCGCGCCTTAGGCCCGCACGCCCGAGCTAGTTCTGCCCGACAATCCTGACGATCCGGTCCGGTATTTCAATCGGCATTCCATCTTTGACGAACGGCGTGAACTGCGTCTCCTGCAATTGTTTAACAGCCTCGTTTGTCGGCAGGTTCGGCTCCGACGTAGCGACGACCTGGATGTCCTTTGTCGTGCCGGTCGTGGTCAGCGTGTATTTCAGCTTGATCCATTGATGCGGCTTCAAATAGTGCCCCGCCGATTGCGGCGTATCGACCAGCCGATAGTTGAATCGGTAATAGACCGGCGCCTCCTCGGGGCCGTTCGGCCCTTGAACCGGCGTGAACGTCCAGTGCTGGATGGCGTCGAGGGAGGCCTTCTCGAAATAGCCTTTCGGGAAGCACATTTCGATGTGCGGATCCGCGACCGTTCCATCCTTCCGAACGGTAAACTCCAAATCGCAAGTGCCTTGGAGACCGCGGCTTTCCGCGTCGCTCGGATATGTCGGTGCCTTGGTCCTGCCCGGATGCCCCCTTAGTCTCGCCTTGTCCATCGTGAAGTCGATAGTCCGGGTCAGATGTGTCGGCGGCGCGTTGGGATCGGCCAGCGGCTCAAATCTGGCGGCCTTCACCACGCCGACCGCCGCCTCATCGAAAAGGCCCGGCGTTGTGGCACTCACCACCTTGATATTCGTCGTATCGCCATCGGCCGTCACGTCGAATTCCAGAACGACTTTGCCCTCCGCTTTCGCGAGATATGCCGCTTCTGGATAGAACGGTGCGGGCGCATAGAGAACCGCCCGCTCGGGCGACGGAGTGTCCGGCTTGAAGCGCAGCAGAATGGCGTTATTCGGTTGGTCTACAGGCTTGCCGTCGACCGTACGCGGTCGATAGACCCAGTTCGCGACAGCGGTGAGTGCCGCGCCATCGAAGACGCCCTTGGGATTGCTCTCGATGACGGCGGCATCATGGACATGCCCGTCCGCGCCGATCTTGAACGAGAGTTTCACCGTTCCCTCGGCACTCCCCGCGCTGTCGGGATAGGCCGGCGCCGGCCGGTCGACAGGGACCGCCGGCTGAACGGCGTCCGCCGCAAAGGCGCTTACGGGCGCAGCCAGCAAAGCGGCAAGGATCGCAATCGTCGAGCGCATTTTTCCTCCCTCTTGGCCAACAAAATGCGGGACGCTTGAGGCGGTTGCAATCGGATTTTGTGCTAGCCGGACGGGAACCCAGTATATGACTTTGCTGCCGGAGAGGACTAAACCTTCTGCCAAGTCCAAATCCGGCCAGGAACTCGTCGTCTCAAATAAAAAATGCCCGACGGGCGCCTGAGGAGATTGCTACCTGTCGATGCCGTCCAGTATGCCGTTGGTGAAATGAAGGGCGTTGTGGTTGGGATAGCGCCACTCTTTCTTCAGAACATCATAGTAGTCGCCATTCCTTACCGCGTGCTGAACGCGTTGCACTTTCTTGCTGAGTGGGGCACCCCATGCGCCGGCCAGCACCGCGTCCTCGTGCATGCCGAGAATGACGCCCGGAAGCTTTCTCCTCTCGTCTGCTGCCTTCTTCGGCAGTCGGTCGAGGAAGGAGGGATAGATGGGCGCTACAACCGGTGCCTCTATCGATAGTTTATCCTTCAACTGGATCAGGGATAACTTATCGATCACGTCGGGAGATAGAGCCGTCCAGCCGGTCGGTACGCCATCGAAGGTAACTTGTAGCCCGACCAAGGAATCAGTGATCGGACCCACTGAAACGACCTTGAAATGTCCGGACCGCTGGACGCAGCTCTCCATTGTCTTAAGCCCTGGACAGACGGGTATATGGAGTGAGGGCGGAATCAAAAAGTCCTTGCCGACATAACGTTGAGCTTCGGCGGCGGAAATGACCCCCTTCGGTTGGTTGTCTGCGGCCCTCGTCAAATTCGGATAGGCGCAACAGGCGAGCACGACCGCAGCAGCCATGCTGCTGATATAGCCTTTAAGATTTCGCAAAACCGCCTCCCCTGCCGAAAACGGCCATCAGATCCGATAGATCGTTTGTTCTGTTTCCGTTTTCTTTATAATGTACCGAGTGTGAGAGCAAAAGATGTATGGGCGGGAATTTCTGCCAATAGGCGGCAAGCTCTTGGAACTGCGGCAACGTCATCTCGTCGATGTCGGGCCAGCGATAGCCGCAGGCCGTGGCGATCAGCCCGTAGATGTCGCCCCAGCGGAAGGGCTCGCCGCCTGGGCTTCCCCCGATGCGGGAACCCGCCGCTCGAGGCCGGACAGGACCGCGACGGTCGAGACCGCGTTCTGCAGCTCGGGCACCGTCGGCGAAAGGTCGTCGAAGGCGGCGCGGGTGAAACTCGCGTCCGCGGTCATGATCGCCGCGGCCACGATGTCGCCCTGCGCCTCCAGCTTGGCCTCGCTGTCGATGCCCAGTTCCAGGAACAGCGGCAGGATCCGTTTCAGGTCGCGGAATTTGAGCGGCGCGACGGCGTAGTCCCGGCCGCCCAGCGTGATGGTATCGGTCATCGCGCTACTCGCTCAGCCAGATGTTGCCGATATTGCCGGCCGCGTCGGCGGCGGCCTGGAAATCGAATTCCGGGATCATGAAGTCCTCGTTCTTGAAGGCAAGCGACAGCTTGGGCGCGATCACCGAATTCAGCTGAAGGTTCAGCAGCTTGCCCTGGTACTGCTCGTTCAGCACCAGGCTGAAGGTCGGCGCCGAGCCCATCAGCTGGTTGCTGAGCGACAGGCTGGTGCCGGTCGTGGTGGTATAGCTGTAGGTGATCAGCAGGCCGGCGTTGCCGTCCGCGGCGCTGAACGTATAGACGCCGGTGCTGCTGTTCACCGTGTATTGCCCGGCGGCGGGCCCGCTCGCCACCTGGGTCAGCATCGTGCCGGTCGCGGCATAGGCGACGCCCAGATCGGCGACGAAGTTCGCATGATTGGCGACCTGGATCGTGCGGCCGCCGGTGCCCGGCACCGTGCCGGCCTCGTTCAGCTGGGTCAGCGTGTTGCCGGTCGAGACCGTCTGGCCGAAGAAGATATTGTTGAAATTGGCGGCGCTGATCTTCGCCGCCTTGGCCTTGCCGGTGATCTTGAGCCCGCCGCGCGCCAGCGCCGCCGGCGCCTGGAACTGGCCGGTCAGTTCCTTGATGGTGAAGCTGAGATCGAGCTGCACCTCCTGAAGCGTACCGAACTGCGCCGGCGTCGCCAGCGCAGTATCGGTTCGGAGCGCGATCAGCGCCCCGACCCCGAATGCATATTGCGTCATGCTCAGATCTCCCGGATCGACGCGATGGCGGTGGAGAGCGCGCCCAGGGCCGAGCGCAGATGGTTGTAGGCGTCGACCGATTTAGCGACCGGCGAGCCGATGATGTGGGTGTTGAACCAGCCCTCGATGGCGGCCTCGATCGCCGCCACCGATGGCAGGGCGGGGATCGGAGAGGCGGGAACGGCCGGGGCGGCTTGCGTGGCTTGTGTAGTATTGTCGGTCATGATGGCTCCTTTCAGGGTGTGAGGATGTCGACAGGCACGATGGCGTAGGCATATTCGCCCAGCAGCCCTTCGTCGGTTTCGATGCGGCCGTTGATCGTGACCCGCCGCGCCAGGCCGCCCAGCGTCAGCACGCGGGCGGCATCGTCGGCGCCGAAGGATCGCTCGATCGCATCCAGCATCGGGTTCAGCAGCGACGAGGTCGGAAAGCTCTTGTCGCCGGAATGGACATAGAGAACGAGGTCGAGATGCATCGTCCGCTTCAGCGGCTGCATCCCGCTCCAGGCGACCGTCTCGCCCTTGTAGATTTGAAACAATGCGGGGCAATTGCCCGAACCCACATCCTGCGGCGACTTCAATCGCCGGCTGGCGATCCTGAGATCGGTGAGGCCGGTTGCGTTGCTCGTCAGATGGGCGAACAAGGCCGCCTGGATCGCTTCGCGGTTCATACCAGCACCTCCGCCACGGCCGCCGCGATGCCATCGCCGATCTGGACAGACAGGTCGGCGAGCGCGCTGCGCAGATAGGAATGGGCTGGATAGTCGACGCGCCGGCCGTAGGGGCCGACCTCGGCCTCCACCGGCCGGATCGGCCGGCCGAAGGCCTGCGTCATCAGCCGCAGATGAGCGCGGACGCTTTCGCTGCCGCTGAAGCCATATTCCTGGAAGGCGGCATAGGGCGCCGTCGCGCTCAGGCTCGCTGACATTCCGCCGGTCTGATCGAGACGCATCGCCAGCGATGCGCGAAGCGTTCCGGTCCGGGCATTCAGCACGCCGCCGGACAGATTCGCGTCGACCCGATCGCGTAGCCGGGCCAGAAGATCGGCCGTCGCGGCCTGCACCGCGTTTTCGGCCCGATCGGGCAGGGCCGCCAGCCGGTCCAGCACCGCATCGGCCTTGAGGGTCGCGCCGATCACGCCAGGTTCGCCCGCGTATAGCGCGCGATCACGCCGGCGACGAAGGCGCTGACATCCTTTTGGCTATAGGATGTCGTCGCCATGCCGCCGATGCTTTCGGACACCTTGCCCAGCCGGTCCCGCCCGCGATAGCGCAGGCCCACCAGCTCCACCACCGCCTCGGCGACATCGGCCGGCGCTGCGGGATAGCCGGCGGTGTAGGTCACCGCGACATTGACCAGGCCGCGCCCGAACCAATGGCCGAACAGCAGGACGATATTGCCGTTCAGCCGCCAGCCGGGTTCCCCCGGCGCCAGCGCCTCCGGCACGACCGCCCCATCGATGCTGAGCGACGTCACGGACGTCACCGGCGTATTGCGCAGATACAGCCGCCCGTTGCCCTTGCCGTCATAGAGTTCGCTATAATTCTGCTCCAGGATCGGCCGGCCGCAGGCGGTGACGAAGAAGGCGCTGGCCGCCGAGATCAGGCGGGCGAGCACGGCGTCATCGTTCGATTGCAGGTCGCCGCCCAGATAGGCCTTTACGTCGGCCAGGGAGACGAGATCGCCTTGCGTCATGGCTGGCCTCCACGCTTTAGGAATTATACGATATGGCGTATATTTATTGATTATACCATTTTCCGTATAAATTGAATTTATACGTTATTCCGTATATTGAAAATTTATACGGCTAAGCGTATATTTTTGCGGAAAGGAGTATGCCGCTTTGGAACAGCTCGCCCGCAGCATCGACCAAATCGGCAACGCCGTCCGCCGGCGCCGAAAGTTATTGAAGCTTTCCCAAACTCAGCTTTGCGAGCGCACCGGCTTGCGCCAGGCGACCATCTCCGAGCTTGAGGCCGGCGACAGGAATGCAAGGCTGAGCACCTTGTTCGCCGTACTGGCCGCCCTCGATCTCGAATTGGTTGTCCGTGACCGCACGACGGGACCGAGAATCGAAGACATTTTCTGATGGCCAGAAAGCGCCATGCCCTGGCCGCTTGGATGAACAACCGAAGGGTTGGCCGTTTGTCGCGGGAGACAAACGGCGCCATCGATTTTCAGTACGACGTGACATGGCTTGAGTGGCAGAACACGATGCCGGTGTCGCTGTCGATGCCGCTGCGTGAGGAGCGTTACACCGGCGAACTGGTCATCACGGTCTTCGATAATCTTTTACCCGACAATATCGATATCCGGCGTCATGTCGCCGAGCGGATGGGAGCGGGCGGAACCGACGCCTTTAACCTGCTGGCCGCCATCGGGCGCGATTGCGTCGGCGCACTTCAGTTCGTCCCGGAGGACGCCGAACCCGGCGACGCCACTGCAGTCGATGGCTATCCGATCTCCAACCAAGACATTGAAACGATGGTCCGCAATCTCGGCCGTGCGCCGCTGGGTACCGGCGCGAAAACCGATTTCCGCGTCTCGATCGCCGGCGCGCAGGAGAAGACCGCTCTGCTCCGGCGCGACGGCCGCTGGCAAACTCCGCACGGCGCGACGCCGACGACGCATATATTGAAGCCTGCGATCGGGTTGCTGCCCAACGGAATGGATTTGAGAGAGAGCGTTGAGAACGAACATTTCTGCCTGACCCTTCTGGCACAGCTCGGGCTTCCGACGGCGCGCAGCGAAATCGAGATATTCGGTACGACCCACGTTCTGGTGGTCGAGCGCTTCGACCGGATCTGGTCAAAGGAGCGGCTGATCCGCCGCCCGCAGGAAGATATGTGCCAGGCACTGGGCGTTCCCTGGACACGGAAATACGAAAATGAAGGCGGCCCGGGCATTCACCCGATCCTGACGCTGATGAATGCGAGTAACACACCGGATATCGATCGAAAGCGCTTCCTCACCGCGCAGATACTGTTCTGGCTTCTGGGCGCCACCGACGGTCACGCCAAGAATTTCAGCATTCAGCTCGCCGTGGGCGGTGCATTCGCTCTCGCACCCTTTTACGACATTCTGTCGACACAGCCGAACGTCGACAGGAAGCAAATCCGCCTGAACGGGTTCAAGCTGGCAATGGCGCCAGGCGACGGCCGGCACTACGCGGTGAACAGCATTGCACCTCGCCACTATTATCAGACGGCGGACAAAGCGGGTCTGGCGAAGGACGATGTCGACGAAATCTTCGCCAGCCTGTCCTCCGGCATCCCCTCCGCCCTGGAGCGCACCATCGCGGCGATGCCGAAAGGCTTTCCGTCCCGCCTCGCCGAATCGATCGCCGGCGGCGTCACCAGGCGCCTGCGCCTGGTGACCTGACCGAACACGGATCAGCCGTTGGCGATATTGCCGATCACGCCCATCGCGAACGGCGCGTAGACCGCCAGCACCTCTTCGGCATAGACGCCGAATTCGTAGGCGCGGGTCTTCAGCGGCCAGTCCATCCGGTAATAATCGCGCCGGGTTTTCACCTCGGCGACGTTGGGCACGTTGGATGACTGGTACTGCGCCGGCAGGTTCTCGGCCCAGCCGACGATGGTGCCCGGCGGCATGAACGGGTGGATCTTGACCGGGATCTTGTAGCCGCCGTCCAGCGCGAACGGGTTGTAGTAATATTCGACCACGCCGTTGGCGACGATGGCGAACGGATTCTGCCCGTCGGTGGTATAGCGCAGCAGCGGCGCCGAGGCGCTGGACAGAACCTTGTTGGTGATGTTGCGCTGCTCCTGGCTGTTCACATAGAGGACGGTCGGGCTCACCTGATACAGGTCCCACATCTTCTCCAGCATCAGGTCGATCTCATTGACCGAGCCGCGGCCCGAGCTGCTGAGCGCCGTGCCGGTGCCCGCCGTGCCGGTAGCCAGATAGTTCACATAGGCGCCGGAGCTGGATTTGAACGCAGAGGTCATCAGCCCGTCATAGGCCAGGCCGGGATTGGCCGAGCAGTCGGCGGTGATCGCGGTGGCGGCCTGCGTTCCGGTGGCCAGCGGGGCGGAGAAGGTGGCGCTGTTGATCGTGGTGATCGCCTGCAGCTTCTCCGAGCCGGCGGTGCCGACATACCAGGCATAGGCGATGGCGCCGACGATCGGCGTAACGGTGGCCGACAGCACCTGGCCCAATGTTACGGCCTGCGTCGCGCCGGTAGACGGGGCCGAGGAGCCGCCGTTCAAGGTGAAGGTATTGCCGTCCGCCCCGGTGATGCTCTTGGAGGTCGCGACGCCGGCAGTCAGGCTGGAATTGCGATAGCCCTCATAGGTCAACGCCACCGCGATCACCGAATAGGTCGCCGCCGGCAAGGTGCCGCCCGACCCGCCGGCGGACAGTACCGGCGTCGCCGGGGTGCCCAGCTGCAGGCCGCCATTGCCACCGAGGAAGGCGTTTTCCTCCTTCAGCATCATTTTCTGGAGCAGGCGCATCGTGGCGACCGCCTGCACATCCTCGAACCCCTGGCCGGCAGACACCGCCTCGAAGGTCACCGAATCCTCCTCACCGACCGTGGCGTAGGAGGCGGAGCGGGTCGACGTGGAATAGCTCATCCGGCCGGACCGCTGCCCTTCCGGCACCCAGCCCATCGCGTCCCAGCCGGAGCCGATGATGGCGTTGACTTGCCGCCAGTTGGTCGCCGTGCCGGTGCCACCGCCGACACGCGGCAGCACGTTGCGGATCGGCGTCGCCGCCGGATACAGGTTCTTGGCCGAGGCCTGCAGGTCATAGGCGGTTAGGCCGGTGCCGGTGGTGATCGTCTTGTTCAGGATATCGGGGCCGGCCAGGGCATCTTTCACCAGGGCCAGCGTTTCCGCGGTCGTCGTACCGTTCATGAATTGAGGCTCCATCATAAGGGACAGGGCGCCTCCCGGCGCTCCCTTCGCCTTGCCCAAGGGCGCGTTGAATTTTCCGGCTGGCGGGCTTCACCGGCCGGAATGCTTTGACCGCCTGCGGCACCCTGGCGCGGTTGTGCGCGCCGCGCGGGCTGGCCTACCAAGCGATGACGTTCTGAGTTGAGTACCGAGTATGCAGTCCGATATCGAAACGCTGGTCGGCGAGTTCGACCGCGCCAATGCCCATCTGGTCCCCGGCACCGAGGCGATGCTGGCCGGCTTCATCGCCGACCGGGCGACCCATGCGCGCTTCATGAACACGCTGTCGCTGCTTGAGCATATGGGCAGCCACAAGATCATGGCGACCCAGCATGGGCCAAACATCGACCAACCGACGCTGAAGCACCTGGCGGAGGAAACCCGCCACGCCTTCTTCTTCAAGCGCCACGCCAACCGCGAAGCCGGCCGCGTTCTCGAATACAGCCCGGCCGACATGATCGCGCCGCTTGCCGCCCGCCGCTATTTCCAGCGGCTGGAAGCCGAAATGGTGCGCGCCTTCCCGGCGAACATCCATCCGCGCGCAGTCTATCTCACCATGTCGATTGTCATCGAATTCCGCGCCGTCTGGGGCTATCGGCTGTATCAGGCTGCGCTGGTGAAGGCGGGTAGCCTGGTCTCACTCAAGAGCTTGCTGGCCGAGGAATCGGGCCACCTGACCGACATGGCCGAGCGGCTGCGCGGCCTGGATGTGCTCGATCTTGGGCGGCTGCGGAGGTTCTGCACGGTGGAGACTGCACTGTATCAGAGGCTACTGGCCGCGTTCGTCGATACGAACTGCTATCTAAAGATCGCCGCATAAACCCCTCTCCCGTTGCACGGGCGAGGGAGCTTATCCATTCGCCACCCGCTCGATCTGCCCTAGGGTCATCGGCCGGCGCAGCGCCCGCTTTACCAGCTCGACTGGGTCCTTGCTGATCGGCTCTTCGCGCCGAACCCCACCCAGGCGGTCGGCGGATTTCTCGATCGGCACGGCTTTGAGCGCTGCTTTCCGCTCGGCCGGCAGGCTGGCGAGCGCTTTCCTGAGCGCATCGCGTTCGGCGATCAGGCCGGCGATCTTGTCGGCCATGTCGCCATCGTAAGCGCCGGCATCATCGTCGCCGTCCGTGGCGCAGCCGTCGCATGAGGCGCCGAGCGAGACCGCCTGGTCGTGGATCGCCTGGATCATGGAGAGATCGGCGGCGGAGTTGCGGGCGCCGACTTTGCCGAGGCTGGCATCGTCGGCCTTGTACATGGTGAAGACCGCCTCCGGGTTGGCCGGGCGGTCGACCAGGCTGATCTCCGACAGCTTGACGCCGGTGATCACGTGTTTCTGCGCCGTGTCGCGCTGGACCACGCTGCCGCCGATCGAGAAGCCCTTATAGACGCCGGCCGTCACCTTTTCCCACGCAACGGGATCGACGATGCGGGCCGCCAGATAGAGCCCGCGCTCGTCCATTTCGGCCTCGGTGGCGACACCGACGGCGGAGGGCTGATGCATCTCGCGGATATTGGCGAAGCGCATATAGTCGGGCAGCGCCGCCTCAAGCGCCTCGCGCTTCACGATCTCGCCCTGGCTGTCCAAGGCCTCGGTCGAGGCATAGCCGAACACCATATGCTGGGTCTCGTCGATCTTGGCGATCGGTGCGTAGAGTCTCATTCTGGGATACTCCAATGGTTCTTGATCAAGCTTGGCGTTTGGGAGCCCTTCGGCTAGCGTTTCAGCGGCTGGTACGAGGGAAAACGTGATGAGACGTTTGGGGTTATTGGCCCTGATCTGCGCGGTCTTTGCGATGTCAGACGCAAACGCGGTTGAAATTCGCGATGCTGATTCTGCGATGACACAGTTCTGCAGGCACCCCCGGCCCGCCGGTCCCGCCGATCAGGCGCCTTCGAGTCCCGAGGAGGTCCGGTTCTGCAGATCCCACTTTCTAGCTCTCGACGGCGGAGACGTTTGGTACGTGAAGCCAAAACCTGAATATCTGCGCCGCAACAGTGCAGGAATGGTTCTGGGCTACCCGATTTTCAGTGTCGCGAAGAGCGATGGCGTGATCCGCGTCAGTTCAATAGTCAACTAGCCTGGACCGGCCTTCCGGGCCGAATGCCTCAACGCGATTATGGCGGATCGCTAGGCGCACCAGTCGCCCCCTTGAGCACGCTGTCCAGCGTCACCGCGCCGGCGCCGGTATAGATCAGCGGCGTGTCGCCGCCCGGGATGGGGTCCTGGCCGGATTCGGCGCGGGCCTCGTTGATCGTCTTCAGGCCCGATTTTACCTTCATGTCGGTGATCTGGGCCTGCTTCATTGGGTCGTCGGCCCTTTCGTCGACCCATTCGAATTCCAGGTCGGGGCAGCCGAAATCCTCCTCGATCACCTGGTCGATCAGGCATTTGACCCACAGCATGATCGGGCCCAGCCCCTCCGCCAGCGCCATCTCCTGGGCGTTATCGGCGGTGGCGCGGTTCATCTGCCGGGTGAAGGGGGCGGCCGACGCGGAGAAGGCGTAGCAGACGATCCGCGCCAGCCATTCGTCGAAATCGTCCTTCAGCGGCGGGTCGCGCATCGGCTGATAGCGGAAGTCCGACGGCACGAACTTGGCGTGCCGCCGCTCAGCCGTGTTGCCGGCCAGGATCGTGTCCCAATAATCCTGGAACTGGCCGATCTGCTCCATCGTCCAGCTCTGCGGCACCCCGATCAGAGCCTCGGGCATGTTGCCCTCGGTGAAATATTGCAGCTGGGCCAGCTGGCGGCGCAGCGCGATATTCACCGTGGCGATGATCTGCTCGACCGGCGAGAAGCCGTAGATCTTGGCGGTGCGCGGGTTGCGCGGCAGATAGATCAACGTGTCGCGGTCGAAATCCGCCTTGGGTACGCCGTGCAGCACCTGCTGATAGGCCGGGTCGGGCGGCGCCGGGGTGCGGCCCTGGTCGTCGATCAGCACCTTGATCGTCGCCCCGTCGACCGGCTCCAGCGCCAGCAGCGCCCCGCCGACGCTGCGCGCCTTGTAGAGCGCCGGCGCGTCGATAACGAACAGGTCCTCCAGCAGCATGCGCAGCCACGTGCCCCAGCGATGGACGCCGTCCGGCTTGCGGAAGAAGCCCTCGATCGCCGTGACGCGCGGATCATCGGTTACGCTGGGCGTCCGTTCCCCCGGCCGAACCTTGGGCCGCACATTCCAGCGCAGCCGCTCGACCTGATCCTTGCGCGTCTCGATGACCAGCCGCAGCACATCGTAACTATCCGCCAGCGCCCGCATCTGGGCAAAGGAGACACCCTCCTCCCCGCGTGGCTGGTATTGGATGTTGAGGCCGGAGCGATAGTCGAACCGCCTGGGCTCGGTGAACACCGGGTCGACCGGCGCCAGCGGCTGCAGCGGTCCGAACCAGTCATCCGGCGTCACGCCGCGAATGGCATAGCGCAGGCCCGCGCCGACCCGGGCGAGAAAGCCCGGCATCGGTTGTACTGGGCCGCTCAGCGGCGTCAATTTTCCCTCAGGCGGCATCGGGCAGCCCCACGGCATCGAAGAAGGAATGGATCTGGATGGTCCGTCCGCCGACCGTGCTGCAGCCGAAGCCCAGCGCGAAGCGGCCCCTGGGCGGCTGGGCAATCGCCTGCGCGGCGACGGTGCCCATCAGCACCGGGTCGCCGTCCAGTGCCTCGGCGTAATTCCCGACAGGCGCATCGACCGGGAAGAACAAGGTCTGCAGCGTATCCGCGTCCAGCCGGTCGCCGGCATCCAGCGCGCAGCGCAGATCGATGGCGAAGGCATCGTCGGCCAGCACGGACAGCGGCGGGAAATCCCGCCCGGCATAGCCGGAAGGAAAGATCGGCATCAGGACCCGGCGCGGATTGAGCGCCAACCCGCCGCCCCTCAACCCGGCCAGGCACGCCGACACCGGCCCACCTCGCCCCAGCCCCAACGTGATCGGCCAAGCGGGCATGGCGGTCCTCCTGAATTGCTCGATATCGGCGAATTAACCCAAGTCCCAGCCTGTCGTCGCGCTATCCAGCGTACAGATCGATGCTGGCATAAACCCGTCCAGCCCGTTGGCGGTCAGGGCTGAACGATCGCGTTCACTTCATCGGCTTGCGCAATCCGTGGCGGATATGAAGCACCGTCACCGATCGATGGATTTCGTCGATCGAATAGATGATCCGGTAAACGTATCTGCTGCCGCCGTAGAGCAGGTGCCGCAGATCGGAACTTTCCGGTGTGATCGCTCCCCTCGCAGGATATCTCTCAAGGCTGAGAACCGCAGCCTCCAATCCATCGAACCAGAGTTTCGCTTGAGCGGAACCGGCAGCTCCGATGGTTTGGAAGAGGCGTCTCAGATCCCTGTGGGCACGCGCGGTCAGCTCAACGCGGTATGCCATATTCCGCGCGCATCTCCTCGAAGACCTCCCGCGCCGGACGCGTGCGACCCTTCTCCATGTCTTCCAGCCCTTGCCGGATGCCCTCGACGGCATTCGCCTCCGCGGCAATGTCCAGCAGCCTTTGATACGCTTCCGCGTCCTGAACCACCGCCGCAGCCTTTCCGTTTACGGTGAGAACGACGGGCCGCTTGGTTTCCTTCAAGTGCCGCATGATTTCCGCCGAGTGATTGCGGAAAGTCGTCATCGGCTGAATGTCTTTGGTGATGTCCACGGAAACCTCAGAGGCGTGATGTTACCGAATTCGGTAATATCGCTTGCCCGAGATCAGCCTGCAAGCCTAAGCCGCCCGTCGCCGCGAGGTCGGCGCCGTGGCGCTGTCCAGCGTGAAGGTCATCGCCGGGGTCACGCCGTCCAGCCGGTTGGCGGTTAGCGTTACGCCGCTCTGCGATACGTTCCCCATCATCGCGGCGATGCCGTAAAGCAACTGGGCCAGGGTGGCCGGCTGGCCGTTGGCGGCATAGCTTTCGGTGAGTGCCTGGTTCAGCACGCCGTTCAGGATCGCGTCCAGCGCCGGCGCCGCCGTATAGGGGTCGAACGCCACCACCTGCGCCTTCACGTCGGCCGGGTCGCCGCCGGTGGCCGTGGCGTGCAGCAGCAGGACGCCGTTCGTCGTGGCGTCGCCTTCGGCCGGCGTCAGCCTGTACCAGCCGTTCCCAACCTCCGCCACCGCCCCGGCCGGCGCCGCGAAGGCACCGCCATTGCGGGAGATCGTCACTGTCGGCGCCGCGCCGGTCAGGCCTGAGATATGGTCTGACGACTGCGCCATGAAGAACAGGATCGGCCGCGTGTCGCCATTCAGGATCAGTTGCATTGATGTCTCCTGAAATGAAAAAGGGCGATCCTCGGACCGCCCCCTTTCGTTCGTTTCGTATGTCCAGGCCAGCTCAGATGGCGCTGATTTCCCCGCCGTTCAGCTTATGAAGATCGACGAACATTATCGGCTCTGAGCGACTCCTGTTTTCCTCGGTGTCGAGGATCGTAAAGCCGCATCGCTCGTAAAATCCGACCGAGTTCTTTTTCGAATCTACAACGACAAAACGGCAGCCGACCCGCTCACCCACGACCGACCTGGCAATACCGACCGCCAGATCGATAAGCTGTCGGCCAAGGCCTCTGCCCTGCAGGCTCTTGTCGGTCGCGAGGCGTGCTATTTTGATCGCCGGGTATTGCCTGTACCGAAATTCGATATCGTCGATCAGCGCGGCATCTTCGTCGCCCACAACCACTTCACCGCACACCAAAGTCATGTAGCCGACGATCTTTTGAGCAGCCCCGCCGGTCAGAAACACGCCATAGGTTCGCGCGAGACTGTGCGCCTCATAGTTTTTGGCATGTTTCTGCAGGAATGTTTTCAGCGGCGTCAGAGCCGGGTCCCCAAGAGACAGTCCCGTGAGCTTATCGTCGGGTCTTATCGCGCGGATCTGAATTTCGCCGTCGGGCAATTAGCGTTTTGCCGGCAACAATTTCACAGTTACCGAGCCGCCCTCTTCTTGGAGCTGCCGAACCATCCTGGAGCCGCGCTTGGCGCTCTCGATCGCGGCCGGCTTTGCCCGGCCATGACGAACCTGGGCCTCGAACTTCTCCGCGTCCTTTCCGGTCAGCGTGACCCGCCCGAAGGCATGCGACTTTATACTCATGGTACACCTGCCCCCTTTCTCGAAGCCGCGGAAATCATGGTCGGTATTTGGCATCGACCGGACAAATTGTCCACCTTTTGGATTATATGGCGGCACGCCTAAGCGTTGGCGAGGCCGGCGCGCGAGCAGCCGGCAGTGACGACGGTCGTGCCGCCGCTTCCGCTCCCAATTGGGCCCAGCGCCGCGAGCGCGGTCGCGCCCAGTGCGGCGCCGAACCGGGCGCTGCCATAGATGTTCGGATGCACCCCGTCATAGGTCCATTCGGTGGTCCCGCCGAAGGTGATGGTGAAGGTTCCGGCCGGGAAATAGGCGCCGGCATCCAGGTGGAACGCCTTGGCGTCGCCGCTCGCCGTCCGATAGGCGCCGACCGCCGCCTGAAGGTCGGAGGCATAGCCGCCGAAGGGCGCTGTGCAGATAAAGATGTCGGTGGACGGCCCGGCCAGCGATCTCAAGCTGGGCAGAAGCGTTGCCACGTCGGCCTGGATCGTGCCGCCGGCCACCGGCGTCGATTGCCGCGCATCGTTCCCGCCATGGACGACGAAGATATAGTCCAGGCCCGAAAAGCTCCGCCCGCGGCCCGCGCTGTAGAGGCTGTATGTGCTCATGAACGGCGGAATGCCGACATTGCCGATCGTCTCGAATCCCTGGCCGCCATAGCAGACCTGCCCATATTCGGCGTTCAGTGCCAGGGCCAGCACGGTCGGGAAGGCCTGCAGCGCGTCGTTCCCCCCGCCGGACAGAACATGCTGGCCCTCGCCGATCGAGTCCGAATAGATCAGCGCCCGCTTCGGCTTCAGGGCGCCATAGGCCGAGATCGCGCCGCCGTTATCGACCGTGATCCCGGTGATGCGCACCACGTCGGTCGGGCTCACCCCGGCCGAGCCCCAGCGGATGCCGGTGCCGTCGGTGGTGGAGCTCGAGACGAAATAGACCTCCACCTGGTTCACCGCGGCGGGATCAAGCGACGATGACAGGCCGATCGCGCTCTGGTTGGTCAGCCCCACATCGGTCCAGCTTGCGCCGTTCACGGAGTAGCGGACGATCGGCGGCACGCCGTACCCGGCCAGCGGCGCGGTATCGATATTCAGCGACAGGTTGGCCGTGCCCGTGACCGCGAACTTCACATAGGCGCCCGGCGCGCTGGCCTGCATCGTGTCGGCGGCGACGCCGAACGTGCTCGGGGCCAGATGGTCCCAATTGCCCGGCGAGAAGAAGAAATGCCCGTCGGTGCAGGGCACGGTCAGCGGGCCGGAGCTGACCGCGCAGGATACGCTGTGCGCCGCCGAGAACGCGCCCGATCCCGACAGGGTCAAGGTGATCGTGGCGCCGGCCGACCCGCCCGGCGGGGTATAGGTGAAGGTTTGGGCCGCGCCGGCATTGGCCGAGGTGAAGGTCAGCGCCGTGATCGCGCCGCCGCCATCCTTGAACGCGCCGCCCGCGCCCTCGTCGGACAAAGCGATCGTCTCATTGGCCGACAGCGTGCCGTTCAGCGTGACGGTGTATGCCGCGGTGGCCGCGCCCGGCGTCGTTCCATGTGACGACGGCGTCACCGAAAAGCCGGTCGCCGGAATATTCAGCACACAGCTCGCCATATGCGTCGCGCTGAACCCGCCGCCGGCGGTCGCCGTCAGCGTAATGGGTGAGGCGGTCGCCCCGCCGGCCGGCGTATAGGTGAATGCCTGCCCGGCGGCGGTGGTAAAGGTCAGCGCCGCGATCGCCGCCCCGCCGCCATCCCTGAACACCCCGCCCGCCCCGCCATCAGACAGCGCGACCGTGGTGGAGGCCGAAGGCGTGCCGTTCGGCGTGACCGTATAATTGCCCGTCGCACTGCCCGGGCTGGCGGTTTGCGAAGACGGGGTAAGGGTGAAATCGCTGCCAGCGGATCGGAGATCGTCCAGCGTAAAATTGTCAGCCCCAGCATTGGGCGTCGTGCCCTGGTTGTAGAGGCCGGGATAGCCGGGGGCAGTGATGGAGGAGTCGGCTGTTTGAGTTGACCATCCGGACGGCTCCGTACCTGTTTGATTCCACACTTTGACAGAGATAGTGGAACCCTCAATCCGGGCCCTCAAACTTACCGCGCCGGATAGTCCAGCCTCCGCCCAGGTCTTGATTTTATTAAATGTTCCACTTGTTCGCGTATAAATATCCCAAGTACTATTAAGATCACTCGCACTATCTGAGACAACAAGATAGCCATTCTGTCCGTCCGTTGATCCTCTTAAAAAGACGCCCATAAAACTTGAGCTCGAATTCGGCTGAATGTCCAAGCGGACTTCCATGTCCAAAAGTGCATTGGCGCCGGTGAACATGATAATCGCGCCATCAGGCGATGTACTCCCGAGTGCATTAGGGGGCGATACGAAGGAGGTGCTTTGCACAGCCCAAGAGCTACCGCCTATCGGGTTCCATCCTCCGGGGAGATTGCCCACGGCAGTTTCATCGAAGTTTTGGGAATAGATGATGGTCATCTTTTCTCTCTGGCGGACAGGAAGACAGATTCATCAAGAAGGCGTAATTTTTCGCCCGACGGCGATACACCTGGGGGCTCACGCAAAGACGCTGGGGCAGTGGGCACAACGGCAACTATGCACCCAAGCGCAATTCACCCCTCGCGAGGCACTCTATTGCTCGCAAAAATTGGAACTATCTTTGATCAGTCTGCGCCGCGATTGCGAGCATCTAACGGAGCAGCGACTTCCTGATGAGAGCCAAAGCTGACTACAGAGTGGGTTTCTGTATCGACCAGTGGTGGAGGGGCACCCACGAGGCTTTCTCCTGGTCCTTCAACCCCGCGAGCCCGCGCGACAAATGAAAATTTCTTCCGCATTTTCAGTATGGGTTTTTCGAGGCACCACCAAGAAAATGCCGCAAAAATCGTAATAGGGACTACCGAGATAATGAAATTTGAATACCCGCTTGTGGTAGATGGCAATGCAGCTCTTACTGCTTGCTGGATGGGTAAGCCATAAAGATAAATCCCGTAACTATAATCTCCGGTGCCATAGATCGGTAATTTCGGTATACGAGTGCAACCGATAAAGACCATCATATAGATCAACGGAACACATAGAATAGAGTTAAGCAGAGGGAAGCTCAGCCAGCCTGCGGGCTTGATGAGGGAAACTAGGAAACAGACCGCTAGAGCAGAGCCGAAATACCGGCGATCATACGGTATGCGCTCCCGATATAGATATGCCAGGATTCCTAAAACGAAGGATAAGAAAAGACGAGATCCTCGGCCAGTAAGCAGGCTATCGCTAATGTTTCCAATTGGAGTTTCAGCGCTAAGATAAAGCCTTGAAATTCCAACTCCTAATATGGTGTAGGCAATGGCTATCACAACTAAGGTTTTTGGTCGTTTGAGCATTCCAAAGAGGATAAACGCCGACATGATCGCGTAACATCCAATCTCAAACGGTACTGTCCATAGCGACCAGTTTACGAGATTGCTGGGGTTTCCCGCGAACACACCGGGCAACTTGTAATGCATGAAGCCGATCAGGTTGCCAAAGTATGCCAATACCTCAGGCGATGAAAAATACGTCTTAATATCTAAATTAGTAAATATCGGCCCTAATATAAAAGCCGAAAGCGTCAGTTCCAGGAGCAAAGCTGGGAATATTCTTAGGCTTCTGTTTATTAAGAAGTCCTTTAGACCTAGACGTTGCGCGCTTCCTGCTATCAGGAATCCACTGAGACCGAAGAACATAACTAGCATGCCATAGCCTGGGAACCAGACTATCGGGGTGAAATCGAGCCATTTTGCTCCATTGGCAACTGGAGCCGAATGCCAAGCCACAATGGAAAGTGCCAAGGCGACTCTCAAGAAGTCAAAGCCTCCTCCGAGGCCTCGATTCTTAGCTAAAATGTCACTGATTGTCGATTTGGAAGCTTGGTATTTATCCATCTATCTTTCATGCCTAATCGGGCTGTACTGAATATAGCGGCCAAACTCACAATACGTGATTAGAGAGCCGACCGTGCCGAGGTACAGCAACGCCACTATTCACTGCTTTGACGCTGTAGACTGGTCTGTCTCGCTTCCAGAAACTCGCTGAGCCGTTCCTTCAGTTTCCGTGTTTCGTCGGCGGTCACGGCAAAGCGTTGGCCGTCCATCTTTATGGTCACAGAGGTGCCTGCGGCGTTCAGGGGGCCGTTCCAGGCGATGTCGACGCCGTTGCGGTGGATGGCATTGGTGCCCAGCACCCAGCCTTCGCGGTCGCGGGTCAGGCCCTCGGCCAGCATGTCGATATGGCTGTGTTTGCCCCAGGTAGGCTTCTTCTCAGGCTTGGCCGGCCGCCTGAGGCGGCTCAGCAGAGTCGACAAGGTGGCGGCAAAGGGCATGCCCGTAATGTAAGATAGTCGGCGTATCCCGTCCAGCGCGCGGACTGCATCAGCGTTCCAGTTCCGCCGCGCGTGCCCGCCAGAAACGGCCATATTCGGCCGTGCCATCCAGCGCGGCGCAGGCGGCCTCAGCGGCGTCCAGCTGAGCAGCCGCCGACAACTTCGTAGGCGAGAGAAACTCCACGACCGTTCGCCCGGTTGCGGCGTGAATCACCGGGAAATCGGCGATCAGCACCTCGTCCAGCGCGGTCAGTTCCCGCCGCACCTGCTCCAGATCGCCGTAGCGGCGCCAATATTCGGCGGCCAGCCAGGCGCCTTCCTCCCGCAGCACCGCGGCGATGGCCGGGCGGATGCGGGCCTTGATCGCGCCCACCCGCGCATCGGCCTCGGCGATCGCCCGCCGCGCCGCCTCGAGCGCCGTGCGCGCCGCCCCGGCCTTCAGGGAGGCGGCCTTCAGCGCCGCCTCGGCGTCATGCCGGTCGGCGCGGGGCTCGGGCGCCGCGCCGGGGTCTGAACCGGCGGCGGCCCAGGCGGCGATGCGGCGTGTATAGTCGGCGTCGAGCTCGGCCAGCCGGGCGCGGGCCGCCGCCTCATCCGCGATTTCCGCCTCCAGCCGGGCGACGGGCGCCCGGGCGGCCAGCGCCGCGCGCTCGGCCTCGCGCAGATCCATCTTCAGCTCGGCCAGATCGTGCCTGGCCGGGGAGGCGGCATGGGTTTCCCTGACCGGCGGCGCAGCGCGAACGGTTTCGGGGGCGGGTTTCGCAAGGGTGGCGGATTTGGGCATGGTCATTGCCTCTTCGGTGGTTGCGTTGGAGCGAATTACAACGTTAGCAGGAACTACCTGCCGCATTATGTTGCCGGGTTCCGATTCAGGTATAACAATAGGGAAATGGGAGACATTTTCGGGACTGCGTTTTGCGAGTGCGAATGGGAAGAAAGTCACGGCGAACACAACTCCGTAACGCACGGCAGAGCGCTCAACCCAGACCAAATTTCACGAAAAATCATGACGGATCAGCCGAGGAAATGCCGGAAAACATCCCCCGTTTGGAGGCCGTCTCTGCTCAAGTGCCGTCCCCGGAGGAACAACACCGCTCCTATGAACGCAATTACTGGGGCCGCCAAATTGGGGTCGCCATTGGACTGAATTGGATAAGCGGTATCGCGGCAGTCGTCGGGATATTTGGCCTGATACTTGTCGTTTGCGGTCTGCGCGAAAGCCGCAGAGCGACGGTCGAAGCGAATCGCGCTTGGCTCGCCCCCGTCTGGAATCAGCTATCGTTCGAGCAACCCAATCTGATTTTCAATATTAAGCTCGTAAATTTCGGGCGGGAGCCCGCAGTTGATGTTGGGCAGAGCACGGCCACACATGAATTCGTGGATGTCTCTAACAACGAGGCTTTAGAGAAAATAAGATGGCCTGACGTTGATAGCTGCATCGGCGTCAGGACCAAACCTCACGGGATGGTCGTCTATCCTCTGCAAACTGACAGCCCTGACAATCCTACCTTCCAGTTCAATATTCCGATTACTGCCGACCCCAAGCTCGCCGCTGATTTGATCGGCTTCAAAAATGGAACCAGAGGGATTCTGCTTGTTGGATGCTTTGCCTATCTAACATTCGGCGAGCCTCGTCATTCTCAATTCTGTTTTTTGGAACGAAAACTTGTAGACGGAACATACCGTGCTACCGCCTGCAAATCGGGCGCATACGCCGATTGAATCGAGAAATGGAACTGTGACGGGGGTAGCGAGTGGAGCAAAAGATAAGGTCAAGATAGGCATAGTCGGTCGATCTGCTTCAGTTCTGCTGCTGCTCAGCCCTAATCCGGCCCGCTCTGTCTTCGAGAAAATCGATCAGCCCATCGTCATGCGGCCCCAGCATCAGGTCGGTCAGGGCCCAGACCAGCGCATCCACACGGTCGGGTGAGGCGGCGCCGCTGCCCGGTTCCCAGTTGCACATCTGGTCTTCCAGCGCCGGCAGGCCGCCCACATGGCGGACGCGGCCCTGCTCATAGAGCGCGGCCACCGGCTCAGCCCGCGTATGCTTGCCCTTGCTGGCGCTGACCGGGCGGAACGGCGCATCCCGCCACACCGTGCGCAGGGTCGCCTCGATCATCTCGCCGCCATTGTTGGTCTCCGCGACGATGCGGTCGGCCCGGTGCAGCCGGTAGAGCTCGACCGCGCGCCTGGCCCAGGCATCGGGCGAATAACGGCCGGAGGCGTCGCGCAGCACATAGGCCAGCCCATCGTCGGCGATGCCGGCGACCACGATGCCGGTCTCGTCCGAATGCTCGCCTGAGGTGACGGCGGGGTCGATGGCGACGACGGTGCGCCGCATATCCGGCGCGGCGCCCGCCGGGATGCGCGCCGCCTCCACCATCGCGCGGCTCCACAGCGCACCGTCCGCCTGCTCCAGCAGCTCGGCATGTAGCTCCTGCCGGCCCAGCCGCGTGCCCTCATATTTGCCGACGATGGCGGTGAGGAAGGTGGCGGCGAGATTATCCTTGTTGTCGAAGGTCGAGCCGTGGGTCAGGCGGGTGGTCGGCGCGGCGGCCAGCTCGCGGATCAGCGGGATCGGCTTTGGCGTGGTCGTCACGACCACACGCGGGCGGTTGCCAAGGCGCAGGCCGAACATCAGCATGTCCCATGTTTCACGGGGATGCCGCCACGCCGCCAGCTCATCCGCCCAGGCCAGGTCATGCTGCGGCCCGCGCAGGCGCTGCGGCTCCTCGGCGGAAAACAGGGTCGCGACGGCGCCGTTGGCCCACAGGATGCGGTGGTTCGACGGCTCGTAATTCGGTTGCATCGCCGGCGCATCGAGCGACAGCAGGCCGCTCTGGCCCTCGATCAT